GAGGGTGCAATGGATATAGCTCCAGAGAGATTTATTCGTGTATTCAAGAGAATGCAATATTGGGTAAAAGGTGGTCTTGCAAACAGCACAAGCAAAGTTACAAAACAGGAAGAAATATTCTTAAACACTTTAAGGTCACTTGAGAAATCTGAAGCAGAGTTCTTACTTGCAATTAAAGATAAGACTATGCCTTTCAAATCTGTCACAAAAGAAATTTGTGAATTAGCAGGTTTTGACCTAAGTCCTAAGTAAGTATTGATATAAATACTACTATGGAAAAGGCAATAAACAAATTGGGACTTACTGATGAAGACAGAGCAATTACTTACACCAATAATGGTGCAACTAAGATTGCAGAGATTCGTCACTATGACCCAGTTATGGGATTGTTAAAGATTGTAGACCCAATGAGTGGAGAAACCCATGAATTGATGTACAATCATGACTTTAAAAAGTGGTTCAAGCCAGGCACAGATATTGTTTGTACCTATAATGCAGAAGAACCAGTAGTTAAACAGATTGATACTCAGGCAGGTGATGTCCCAGTAACAATCAAAAGATTCCCATCAAGTCCTTTAGACTAGATGGTACAAATTATTATGGAGATATTATGAATCAAGTAGAACAAGTTGATTTGATGCAAACTCAAATTTTGGGTTTAAAAGAATTGGCACAAATGGTTGCAGTTATTGATACTGCAGCGAGTAGAGGAACTTTCAAAGCAGAAGAGTTCTCAACAATCGGAAGATTAAGAGAAATCATTATTGCAGAAAGTCAAACTCAAGCACAGATTAGACAACAAGTTGCACAACAACAAGAAGTCGAATCTACTCTTGATGGTGGTAAAACAGAAGGTAATGAAACTGTAGAACCAGTTATTGATGCAAGGGAAAAAATAAAAAGAAGTAAAGGTAAAAAGTAATGGTAGATAGTTTCGATTTTGGGTTTACTGCTGTAGACCAAGATGAATTAACAACAAAGACTGGGGAAAGTGCAGCTCTTAATGAGAAGATTGCAGAAGACCTTAAGAAAGTTGCAGAGTCATCAAAGGGTGCAGTCAATTCTGAACAGATAGAAAACTTAGATGCAAAAGTTGATGTTCTCAACAAACTTGTATCTAATGCACTAGATGAGTTAGATGAAGCAAAAACAAATGTAGGAAGTTCTACAGATGTTGCAGTGTCAAAATTGAAATCAAGTCTTGCAGATGCAGAAGAACTTATCTTACCACTTCTACATAAACTTATGGAAAATGAGGACAAAGAGTATATCTATTGGCCTAATCGTAAGGCAATCATTTCACAACAAATTGAAAGAGTTAAAAAAATAACAAGAGGTTAATTATGGCTACAGATACAATAGGACAAACTATTCCTTCATGGGTAGAAGACAATTCATATGAGTTAAAAAGTTCAGTAACTTTTACATCAAACGAAGGACACCTAACACCTTGTTCAGATACAGATTTTAGGTCTATCTGGAAAACACATTTTGAGGGTACAATAGTTCGTGATGGTAAGTTCAAAGATAACAGTGCATATGATGGTAAGTTTTGGATTGACCCTAATAGAAACTATAATAAAGTAGAAGAACTACCAGACCAACTTAATACAACAGGTTCACAAAATGCAGATGGTAAACCTATGGCAATGATTCCTTCACTTGCTGGTCAAGATGACAGTGATACTTCAAACTATGGAGCTCAACAATGGGTAGGAAACTCTGGACTAGATGCATATGCAACACCATGTTCTTTTTGGATAGGTGATACAGAGGTTACTAAAGACGATGCATTCACTTCTGTTAAGAAGGGTGTATGTTGGAGATATGCAAGTGACTATAAAAAATCAATGTGTAACGAATACAATCCAATAGAAACAGTTGCAAAAAGAACTTTACCTCAACAAACTTCAGGCCCAGCTGCAATATCAAATTCAGATTATGAAGCAAAGAAAATAGGTGATGATACTACTGTATCTCCAGATGAACAGAATCCACATCTTCAAGAAGAGGGTGCTGGAGAAACTTATGTAACTAAACTAACTTGTATGAATGACTTTCTAGTATCTGGTGCTGGTATGAAGTATAAAACAGAATGGATAACCAACAACAACGCTGCAGTTGCAAGTGAAGTTGATACTTGGTTAATTGCAAATGGATATGGAAGAAGCACAAAACAAGATAATGTTTGGGTTACACATACACCAAAAGTATTAGGTCAAGCAAGAGTTATGACTGAATGTTATGATTTTGTAGGTGGTGCAAGAGTAGATACTACTTTACAAAATATTAATAGTGGTGTTTTTGGATTACCTTCTGGACATCCAATCCTTTCTTCAACAAAAGAATTACAAGGTGCAATAGATTTCAAACAACATTTTCCAGATGAAGTTGGTTATAATGATGGAACTCAAGTCATAGCAGATGATTTACAAATAAAGTTTGGTAACGATACTGTCTAATAATGTCAGACAAAGAACACATTCTTAAACTCTCCAGAGGAGACATTGCATTGATTGTCAATAGTGATGAAGGATGGTTTAAAAAAATGTCAATTGCATTTGCAGATGACCACGATGACCCCATTCAAATGAATCAAGAATGGATATCACTTTATAAAGCAATCACACATCTTTCAATGATATGTGATACCTATTTAAGAAGTAGACAAAATCTAATACAAGAAGATGGACATGATTTACTTTCAGAACAAGAATGGAGTCAAGATATGTTAGACCCATTTATCCTTGGTGACTATTTAAACAATCTAGGATATTCAATCCCACCAGAGTTACAAAAAGAAATAGATGACCAAGATGAAGCTGCAATCAAAGAAGATTCTAAATCTGATAACAGCAATAATGTTATTCAATTATTTCCCAAAAAATAAATTTGATTTGTAGGTACATTTTTTGGTATAATGGTTTAAATTTTTACAATATGATAGGAATATATTATGAATAAACTAAAGTCACCTTATGACATGACAGATAAGGAAATTTTGTATGCACAAATTGGTAGAGAAATAGCCAAGTATGCAGAACAAAACAAAACCACCTCTCTACGATTCAGTAGAAAAGAATTCGAAACAGATAGAAAAGGAAGTGCAGAAGATGATGTATGGAATCATATGTTATCTGCCTGTGATAAACTTACTAGGATAGGAACAACATGGGGCCCAAAGGATACCAGTTGTCTCAATAAAAAAGAAAGGATTATTGTTCAAGCACAAATAAGGAAACGAGAAGTTGCAAGAAAAAGAGCTGAAGCATATCAAAGAAGAAAACAAAATTCTTAGAGAAAACATTAAGGATTTAGAAATACAACTCCATCAAGCATGGAAGAGGATTAAGGAACTTACAGATGAAAGTAACCAACGCAGATAGTCTTGGTAACGATATATTCGTTATCAGTGATGTTGTTGATAATTATGATACAGCTGGATGGTATTATTGTATAAACCTTTGGGGTAAGTGGAATAAGAACCAAATGTTCTACAATCAAAATCCACCAATTAATGCAATGGACACATCTATAGCAGCTGCAACTACTTTTAATCCACAAACTGGTAAATTAGAAATTGACTCTACACTTGTTTCTGGAACAAAAGAAAGAACCACATGGTTTATGAATGCATCTAAAATTGAAAATTGTGAATACTATGAAAATGATGATGGAGAACTAATCAAAGGATTAACTGCTGATAATGTATCAATAAATGCAGACAAAATAAAACCTTTTAAAATTGGCAATTATGAAGTTACTCAAGACTTGATTGACCAAAATCCAAATGAATTTCAAACATTAATGGTTAATGATGATTCTAGAATAAATGCAAACATCTATAATTTACATCCAGAGGTTAAACGAATAACTCAAGAAATATTTGATAGATATCTTCCACACTGTAATGAAATAGTAGGTAAACCATTTAAGAAAGATTTTACAAATGCATATATCAATAGAAATGCATTTGGTGATTCATGTTGGACACACGCAGACCCTTTTGATTATAGTTTAATAGTTTATCTTAATCCAGACTCCTATGATTTAAGAAAATGGGGTGGAGAAACAATATTCTTTAATGACGATATTACACATGGAAGAGGTGCAGTTTCACCAAAAGGTAGTACTGCATGTTTATTTAAAAGTGATATACCACATAAAGTTACAAGTGTATCTTGGGAAGCAGAGTTTGATAGAGTTGCAATAACTTATTTTTTGGAGTTAGATAATGATTAAAAATATCGACACAATGAATGAAGAAATATTCTTGATAGATGACATTGTTGATAATGATAAAGTAAATGCATGGTGGCATACTATACTTACCTATGGAAAATGGATAAAAGGTTTTCTTGCATATGGTGGTAATCCACCACATGTAAGTATGAATAAAACTGGAGACCCAAATTTTCAAGAAAAACTCAGAGAACAGGGTGGATTCTCTCCTTTGATAACAGGAACATGGGAAAGAAATACATGGTATATGAATGTATCTCAAAGTCAAGAAGCATTTACCAATGCAGCTTCAAATGCATATAAAACAGATGATGGTAATGAACCATATTGGGACAAAGAAGATAAAGAATGGGAATTGAAAACTGATATATTTGAACATCATCCATTGGTACATAACATGGTTGATGATATATGGAATACTTATAAACCACATTTTGAAGAAGCATTAGGTGTTCAAGTAAAAGATTATAATAATTGTTATGTTCATGCATTCCAATGTGGAGATAGTTCTTGGACACACCAAGACTACATGGATTACAGTGCAATAGTTTATTTTAATTCTCCAAACAATTGGGATTTAAGAAAATGGGGTGGAGAAACATTATTCTTTAATGATGATTTAGATTATTGTCGTGCAATGACAGTACCAAAAGGTGGTAGTGTAGCTTTATTTCGTGGAGACATCTTTCATAAAGTTACTGGTGTATCATGGGAAGCTGAGTTTGCTAGAAATTCTGCAACATTTTTCTTTGACAAAAAATAACTATGAGGTTATAATAGATACTATGAATATATTTTACTTAGATAAAGACCCAAAAACATGTGCAGAAATGCATTGTGATAAACATGTATGCAAGATGATTATTGAGTATGCTCAATTGATGTCTACTGCACATCGTGTTCTTGATGGTGACCAATATGAAGGTAGAACTGCAAACAATAGAAGAATTAAAAGATGGAAACATCCAATCCCAGTGATGGAAAAAACATTATACAAAGCATCACATGTCAATCATCCAAGTGGTAAGTGGACTAGAGATTCACAAAATCATTACAATTGGTTATATGAAATGTGGACACATCTATGTGATGAATATACACATCGATATGGTAAAGTTCATATGACAGATACTAAACTCAGAGAGTTATTACAATCATCACCAATGCAGATACCAGTAGAAACTTATGTTGACCCTTATCTTGCAATGCCAGATGATGTCAAACAAACTAATGTAGTAGAGGCATATAAAAACTACTATATAAATTACAAGAAAGACTTTGCAAAGTGGACTCAAAGACCAGTACCAGAGTTTATGAAATTTGAAACACACGCTGGATTTGCATCATAATGCCAACATATACTTTAGAAGATAAAGAAACAGGTGAACAACATGATGTGTTGATGACTTGGGATGACTTACAAGAATATAAAAAAGGTAATCCAAATCTAAAACAAGTAATAACTGGTGGGCCTGCTATTGTAGGTGGTGTTGGTAATAGAAGTGGACTAGGTAACAGTGGTGGATTTAATGAAATGTTATCTAAAGTTGCAGATGCACATCCAAGGAGTGAACTTGCAAAAGCAACTAAAAGACGAAGTGCAAAAGAAGTTAAGACAGATGCAATTATTGACAAGCATGTAAAGATTCAAAAACAACTAAAAAAAGAAGGGAAACCTTTAAATAAAATATAAACTATGGATGTACAAAAATATGTAAAAGACGAAGGGTTCAGTCCCTTTGCAAGTGATGAGACTGTAATAGAAACTATGAAAGCTCAAGCAGAAGATAGAGAATTGATTAAAGGAAAAGGTATTTTTTCTAACACTGAAACTCAAAAGAAACCATCTGGTTTTAATCAATTAATATCATGTAACTGGATTGACCCAGATTTTTTCTGGGGATGGAGAGTTAAAATGTTAGGTGAGAAACCATCTGGATTCATGACTCTTTTAACTGTAAAAGACTTTCATTCAGTAGAACTTTGGCCCAGAGTAAAAATGGGTGGCCCAGCAAGAGGTGCTATATGTGATACAACAGCAGGTTTGAATTGTTTATTTGCAATGAGAAGATTTTGTCCAATGATTGAAATTACTTCAACATATGAGGGAACAATTCTTGTAGGTCAAACAATAGAAACAGAAAATACTTCTTTTGAAAACAATGAAGGTATCATTACTCAGACAGGAGTCCAAAGAGTAGTTGAAACAGGAGAACAGGTCGGTACATATACTGCAATATGTAAAGATTTAAAACATGAAGTTTAATTACAGACCAATATGTCAAGGACTAACCCTTAAGGAAAGTTCAATAGAAGGAATAGGTCTGTTTGCAACAGAGGATTTCAAAGCAGGAATCTTTTTAGGTGAAACACATATATGGGAAGAACGAAGAAGAGATTGGATTAGAACACCATTAGGTGGATTTATAAACCATTCAGAAGACCCAAATTGTTATATTGCTACAAACATTCATTATCACAATGGAGACCAAAGAGAACTATATACAATAAAACCAGTGTATGAGGGTCAAGAATTAACAGTATATTATACACTGTTACAGGAGTAATTATGGAAGAACCAATTGTAAAACCAATATTTTCAATACCTATGTTAATAAATAATATAGATTATGATTATGAAATACCATCATCAAAAACTTTTGAAGATGATTATAATCCTAATTCACCAAAAGGCCCAAATTGTATTGAGATTAAAGAACCAGATTTAGAAGAATTAATTCTAGAACAAGGTAAAATAATAACTAAAGAAAGTGGTTTTGTAGACCAACCAATGCAGATAACTCAAATGTGGTTAAACAAATATAATGAATCTAGACCTCATTTACCAATGCATTATCATCAAAATTGTGCATGGACTGGAACTTGGTATCCAGAAGATGCATCTCATACCATACAATTTTTAAATCCTAACGCTGCAAGTCAAAACATGCATCTTCCAGAGAAAGAATTTGAAACAGATGTTAATATAGACTTTGCAGTTTTTAGATGTCAGAAAGGACAAGTAATTATCCATCCATCGTGGTTAGGACATTCAGTATATTGGGAAGGTAAAAAACCATCATACTCTATATCATTTGATATAGCATATAAACTTCCAATAGGAAATAAAGAATATGGGAGTTATAATGATGGTCAATAATAGTGCAATTTTAACAAGAGACGAATACAGAGAGTTCAACGATAGAGTTGCTATACTACAAGGTAAGGGTTATGAACTACCATTTGAAGTAGAATTCTTGAAAAAAGATGACACATTTAAAGTCACGATTCATGGTAAACACGATATCGATGAACTTGATGCCATGACAGAGGATGTAAAACCACAAAGAATATTTCCATGAAGACATTTGAATTATTAGATTATGGATTTGAATCTTTACCTACAGAGAATGTAGATGGTAAAAGATATTACATTACACCAACAGGTGAAAAGTATCCATCGGTAACATCGGTTACTGGATTGATGAATAGAAAAGGTATCCAAGAATGGAGAAAGAGAGTTGGTGCTGAGAAAGCAAATAAGATATCAACTCAGGCTGCAAGACATGGAACATCTGCACACCAATTGTTTGAAGACTACATTAAGAATGATAACTTTGAAGAGAAATTCAAGTCTGCAATGCCCACAACACAACAAGCATTCATATCTCTGGAAAAAGAATTAAATCAAATAGGAACTGTTCATGCACTTGAAGCTCCATTGTATTCTCATGAACTACAACTTGCTGGTAGAGTAGATTGTATTGCAGAGTATTTTGGTGACGAGATTTCAATCATAGATTTTAAAACCAGTGCAAAACCTAAAGAAAGAAAATGGATACAAAACTATTTTATACAAGAAACTGCATATGCAAAGATGTTTGAAGAACTTACAGGTAAGAAGGTTCATTCACTAATTACAATGATTGCAGTGAGTACAGGTGAAAGTCAGTTGTTTGTAGAAAAACCGAGTGAGGATTACTACACCAAGTTATTAGAACTTAGAGACAGTTATAAAATGGAGTATGGTTACTAGGTTTTAGTAACTTGCCATCCACATTATTAGAAATGGTATTGCTAAAGGTGCTAACATAAAAAATGAGAATGAAAAGTAGTCTCGAATTTTATCACAGATTTCGCATCGATGTTCAATAATATAATTAACAGCACGACTCATGGGAATTGTTCCTCTTATAAATAGTTATAGGGTTAAAATAGTGATATTCTATCTAGTTATAGATATTTATCACTTATATTTATAATAGTTATAAACTCAATTTTAAAAAAAATATGGCATATTCAAAAAAAGTTGTAGACAGATTCGAATCTGTTTTAAACAATCCAGAAAAACACGCAGTAGGTAGGTTCGACCCTAAAGACCCTAATGTTGCAACAGGATTAGTTGGAGCTCCAGCATGTGGTGATGTCATGAAACTCGACCTTAAGATGAATGGAGATTTGATAGAAGATGTCAAATTCAAAACCTATGGATGTGGAAGTGCAATTGCGTCATCGACAATGTTTGTTGAAATGCTCAAAGGTAAAACAATTGAACAAGCAAAACAAATTAAAGATAAAGAAATTGCAGAAGCTCTTGAATTACCACCTATCAAACTACACTGTTCTGTCCTTGCAGAAGAAGGAATCAAAAAAGCAGTAGAGAACTGGGAAGAGAAAACTGCATATAGAAAACACAACCAATGGGAAGACCCAAATGGTTATGGATATTAATTACTTGACAAAATAGAGTTTGGTAGTATAATTATATTATGGATAAATTAAAAAGACTAATCTTTTGGGTTATCAATTGTTGGAGACTTGTCATGGACAATCGATACAACCCACTAAGACATATTAAAGACCCCTCAATCCAAGGATACTTCACAATGGCATTATTTGTCATGTGGTCTTGTTACTTTGGTGTAGTTGCATTACACTGGATGAACTGGATAGGATATAGTATTGTTTGGTCAATCATAATTCACATGGCAGTCCTTATACCAATCATGATAACTAATGCAGTATTCCAACAAGCAGAAAAGGATGGTGCAAATTGGGCAATGCAATATAGATTTCAACAACAACAAGCAAAAATTAAAGACCAAGACCAATAATGATATTAACTAAAAAAAGATTTGCAGAAGCAATAGAAACAGTAGTATCAACAAAAGGACTAAACTATATCGATGCAATAATATTTTATTGTGAGAAAGAACATCTAGACCCAGAGTCAGTAAAGAATTTGATAACACCACCTCTAAAAGAAAAGATAGAGGTTGATGCAATGTCTTATAATATGTTAAAACCAAATGCAAAGAAAGGAAAAGGTAAGTTGCCAATATGAAGAAATTTAATCGTACACCACAAAGACAAAAAGAGTGGGGAAGAAAACCTAAGAAACATGATGGGCCTCCACCATTTGATGTTCTAATGAGAAGGTTCAAAAAGAAGTGTGAACGAAGTAATGTTGTTGCAGAAGTTCGTGAAAGACAATATTACGAAAAACCATCTGCAAAGAGACAGAAGAAGATTAATGCATGGAAACGAAGAATCAAGATTGATAAGATTCGTGAAGTGCAAGCATTGGAAGCTTATAAAAGAACACATAGGAATTAATTGTGAGTTGGCATGGATATGAACATGTTAATGCAAGGTTCGGATATGAAGCATACCAATTATATCTTGGAATAAAATTACACTATAATTCGGATTATGATTTTAACAAATACAATGGTAAAGTTAGTGCATCATTTGAGAGTTTTCTCAAAAGGTCTGATAAGTTTCAATTCTCTAAGTTACGAAAACAACATGGAGAAAATCTTAAAGACTACTATGTTGCAAACTTTATGCATAAAGACTATTGGGTAGGAGATTTATTAGGTGAAGAAGGAAAAGAAAACTATACAGAATGGAAGAAA